TTTCTTCCTAAGGAGGTTGTTATGAAGTTTTCGATGAAAATCGGTGTCGGTTTGGTTTGCCGACAAAGGACCTTTGAAGACTTCATAGTCCCCAATGCCGTGCTCAATGAGTGGCAGATGGCAGACCCGCAGGCTATTCAGAAGTTTGTTTCTGCTTCTGGTTTAGTTTGCAGCTGCTGTTCGTCGCTCTTTGCTCATGACATTGAGAAGTACCTCAACTCGTTGCTCATTTTTTCATGGGCTCCGGGTCGGTTTAGGTCGAAATAGATCGGATGTTCTGCGCGTGATGCGCCCGGGTTCCCTTTAGCTGGGGAGTTCGGATCTTTCAAACACTTGTTAGGAGCTACTCACATGCCGTCTATAGGCTGGAGGATTCGTAAACGTGGAAATAAAAGTGCCAAGACCTCGATGTCCTACTACGGTTGGCCGATTGACTGTACTCATTTAGTCAATACGGCCGTTACCGTACAAGAAACGGGGCCTATTTATGGCTCAATTACTACCATGTATGACGAAGTTACTCCGGGCTATTTTAAGTTAAGGAAAGCAGGTCGTCAACTTCCCGTTAACGAAATGCGCATCATAACGTCCTCGTTAGAGGCGTTAGGAAGCACTTCCTTGACTCAAACAACTACGGCGACCATGTGTACCCCTCCAGTCAATGCGTTTACGCATTGGGATGGGCACCTATGGTGTGTGTGGTTTGCGTCCAACGCTGCTGGTACTGAGAGTCTCATTACTAGCGACCGCGTACAAAACCTGACCGCTGAAGTCGAAACACGTTGCATGGCCCAACGCCAAGCTGGTTCTACTAATCTCGTTGAGAGTTTAGCGGAACTTGACAAGACGTTTGCTATGCTTCATCATCCTCTTGAAAATGTCGAAAAGTTTCTTCGGAACTTCCGTTCCGCGGACTCATATCGACGCCTTCAGAAGATGAGACGAAATGCCGCAACGGCGAATCGTCGTGTACCGATTAGTAAACGAGGGGCATTCTTGCTTCTCCTTGCTAGCGAATGGCTTCGTTTTCGCTATGGGATTTCTCCTTTAGTGAACGATGTCAAGGCCGTTATGAAAGCACTCAAAGATGCTAGGGATATTGCTCCGAAGATCTATACCGCCCGAGCAATCGGGCGAATTGATCAATCGAAGTATACCCCCGGTGTCTACCCTACCACGAATTGGAACTTACTTACATACACGCAAAGTGCGAATAGTGTTACCGTTCGCTCTTCTTTTCGTGACATGTATGTTTGCACACCCTTCATCAAACTGGGACTCACGTTCCATAATGTCGTCGGGGTTGCATGGGAGCTAACCCATTTTTCATTCGTCGTAGATTGGTTTGTGAACGTAGGTGATTTAATCTACGCTAACATTCCTCGAGTGAACGTAACATCATATGGTGGGGCTACAACTACTCTCACAACCGCTGTTACTGCTAACGGTTGTGCGGGCTATGTTAATAACCCCCCATATGCGTACGTGCTTTCCGGCAGTATCGGCGACTACTTCCTTGCAAAGTTAGTAGTCAAAGAACGCCGTGCTATCCACGTAGGCGGGAAACTGGTTCTTAAGGACGATTTTCGTCTGTCGAACTGGATTCGCGCTTGTGACGCAGTATCGCTGTTAATTCAGCAACTGAGTCAAATCCGACTCTAAGACGTGTCGGAAACGTGGACTTTCGCTTGATAACCCTTTAATAAGGTTGACCCTTATGTCTTTGACAATCAATGCCAAGACCTTTACCCCGGATTCTTTCGGGGTCACCGCGGTCGGTTACATTGGGCCGGCACATACGGTTTCTCTGAAGGACGATGTCCGACTGAGTCGCGTGTTGCCGAAACCCACTGTTACCTTCAGCGGCGTAGGTCGTACAAGCGCAAAACTGACGCGTACTTCTACCTTGACCGGGGCTCTTACTCCCAATTGGGATGCGATCCTCGATATCCAGGTGACGGTACCCGTCGGCATGGCTTCCGCCGACGTTGATGCTCTTCTCAACGACATGGGCGCATTCCTTTCGAGTGCGTCTTTTAAGACACACGTGAAGGGCCAACAGATCAGCTTCTAAATGAAGCCCTCTGACGGTACTTTGCTTGTTCTTTTCATGACTTTTGTTATATTCGTCATGTTCGTCGTTGGCGTAGGCTTAGTCGCCTACACACATAAAGGATCCCGTGATGAGACCCAAAATGTTGGAAGAACTGAGACGGTTCAACAACAGGCTTCAGAAGGTAAGCTGGGGTAATTACCAGCTCTTTCTAGGCAAGTTATTGAGCACCATTGATATTCCACAAGCCCGTACACTCTCTGACCTCTTAGAGGCCAAGGATTGGCACGGACTCGTAGAATACGCTGATTGCCTTTCGTCTACAGAGTACAAGACGGCACACGAGCATCGTGTGTGCAATCAGTTAGCTTCAATCATTAGGAAGTATCCTTTCCCCGAAGGTCTATTGAAGTTTGACCCGAAGGGCGAGGCTATGAAAACTTTTCTTCGTGCCGAGCATTATTGCAAACGCATGAATCAAAGATTTCGTGCGTACGATTTCGTACGCTCTCCTTACGAGAGTTCCCTTAATCGGGCGCGCTCGTATATCCAGTATGTCCTCGGGGTTTCCCCGTCGGACACTATCTGGGATGATTGTCGCTTTGGTGCTGGCGCAAGTTTAGGTATCCACGGTAATGCTACAAATCTTGCGAGGAAGTTACTTTGCAAGAATTGGTCCGTGAGTACTGGCGCTTACAGTATTGCCCGCTCTGTTCTGAAAAAGGACTTGCACGTCTTTGAACACCTAACGGTGAACGCGGATGGCCCCTTCTTCAGCGTTGACCCTGAACTTTTTAATCAAAAGTTCGGGTTGCGAGCTGACATTACTGACTATAACAAAATTGCGTTCGTGCCCAAGACCGTAAAGGTACATCGTACCATTGCGGTCGAGCCGTTACTTAATGGGTACCTACAGAAAGGCGTCGACACATTCATGCGGAAACGCTTGAAGCGTGTAGACGTCGATCTGTCGGATCAGCTCTCTAACCAAACGTTGGCCCGTAAGGGCTCTTATGAATGGTTGGATGATGATGCTTTTTGCACCATCGACCTTTCGTCTGCTAGTGATAGCATTTCGATTGGTCTTTGTCGCAACTTGCTACCCCCGGACTGGTTTTATCTTTTAGACCAGTTACGGAGTCATAGTTATAAACTAGATGGGGTTGTTAGACCCTATCATAAGTTTGTATCTATGGGTAACGGCTTCTGCTTTCCACTAGAATCGCTTATCTTTGCGAGTCTCTGTACGTCCGTTTACGGTCAGCTCGGCCTCACCCCCGATTTTCGGGTATATGGGGACGATCTAATCGTTAGACGTTCGGTTTTTAAACCACTTATCCAACTTCTGCGGATCTGTGGTTTCAGAGTTAACCCAAAGAAGACCTTCGAAAGGGGGCCTTTTAGGGAGTCTTGTGGGGCAGATTGGTTTGAAGGTGAGGACGTTCGTCCTATCATACTTGATTATAGGTTCGATTCACTCGAAAATATTTTCAAGTTCTGCAATCTCTGCAGGTCGAAAGATAGCATCGCTGCTATCTTCTATGGGTCGCTCGATTTTCTTGAGTCACTCATTCCTCACAGCCTTATGTTTACGCGTCCTTGCAAAGGAAACGTAGACACTGCGCTTGAGGTTCCCTGGGATTCCTTCATGTCCTCGCCCTATTCTCGCTATAGTCGCAAGACTTTTAGCTGGAGTTGGATCGAGATTGTGAAGGGAGCCGAACCTGATGATCTGGTTCGACGCTTTGCAGGCTACAATGTAGCTTTGATAATGGGTGCACTAACAGGAGCGAAAGCTTCCAACCCATTCACCGAGCGCTATAAGGCGCGCACGAAGTTGCGTCGTATTAACCCTTCTATGGGTTGGTCCCTGTTCCTTCCGGTTCAGGCACTTTCTCGTAGTTGGTAGACGCGATCCGGTCTCCTGTTAATGGAAGATCGGCACCAGAGGAGTTTGTCTCTTCTTGTTTTGGAGATTGATTTTAGGTTCGCCTAAATCTTTCACCAGAGGGTCATTTGGTCTTTTAGACATATGACAATTGG